AAATCCGTGGATGTGGGCACGAATAATACTACTATCATCTCGCAAGTCAATGGCGAATATGTCCTGAAGGTTCTCTACGACAAGGTTATCCGCAATGAGGCAGGCGTGTCTGGTGTGCTCGGTGCTGCCGGCAGTGGACAGCAGAAGGAGTTCCATACTGTGAAGAAACTCTGGATTAAGGCTGGTAAACGCCAGCGCCCTATTCAATATCTGGATGGCGGGAACATCCACAATAACAACTATCTGTCAGTCTACGTGATCCCCTACGATAGCTATGGCACGCTTCAAACGGATAACATCGCGAGCATGTCCTACTACGCAAATCTTTACTGGAAGGATCTTTAAAGGCAATAGAGCTTGCCGCAGATGCTATGCGGGGTGTTCGGGTTGTCCAGCAAGCCTTGGATGATGGATCGCCGGGTGTGGTGCGGGTTGTACTTGGGCAGCGTGATTTCGCCACGACGATGGCAGCCGTAGATGTAGATGGAGACGCGTTCGATGAGCTCCTGAACGTTCTTGATTGGGCCGGTTGGGAACTGGCCGTCATGGAATTCCTTGATCTGCTTTGCCGTTAGAGCGCGAATAAAATCCGTTACCACCGTTTTGATCTCCTTGACATGCATTTGCGATTTGACCTTGAGCTCCTTGAGATCATCCCAGCTGAACTTGTTGACAGCTAGCACGTAGGCAGGCTTGACTTCCTTGGCCATGTACTGAAAGCCCATAACATCCACTGGACGGGCAGACATACTCGTAGGACGGCAGCCAGGTTCTAACTTGCGCAGGTAGTGCTTCTTGGCGATGGTGTTCAAACGATTCTTGACAGTGCGGGGAGCAAGCTTCGAGGTTCCTTGGCAATGCACGTGAACTCCCACTTGATTAACATGCTCTATCGTGCAGAGGTACGGGTGCTCCTCCATGAAGAACGCCTTGCAGATCTCCTTGTAGTCAAACGACGGGTCATGCTTGATCTTGAAGTGGTAGAATTGCGGTTGAGTAGCCTCCAGCGTCTCGTTGTCCATGGGCTCGGGTTCGGGAGACGGAGTGCGGCTGCGAGGAGAGCGCTCGCGAGCGTCCTGTTCAAACGGGCAGGGTTCGTGGTCGTCCTCGTATTCCATCTTGACATTTGCTCGTATTTGTGCGCGACTTATATAGTGCTCTCCTGGATACCCCAGGATCCCCCTGCAACAATTTTAAATTTTCTGGTTTCCTGGATCCCCCAGGTTCTCCGGGCATGGGGCGGGTCAACCGGTGTCTGCGTAAAAGGGCTTGGAGCCTCTTGACTAATTCACACTATAAGTATGTATAGGTCAAGTACGGCTATAGGGGGGTGCTTGGTGGGGGCGGGCGGTCGGTCGGGCGGCGGCCGGGCTTCGCCCGGTTTCCTTTAAAAATTTTGTCCCACTCCCGCTTAGCCGGTTGAATCAGTGGCGGTTGGCGCGATGAATCAGTGTTGTGGTGAAGCCCTTCTTGTACATTGATTCGGGTAGTATGTTCAAGCGGGCTTTTTGTTGGGCCGGGTATATATTTAAGTGTCTCGGGTGGTTGAGACGAATGGAGACAGATGGCGTACAGGAAGCGCAGTCGCAGCATGTATCGCCGGAAGAGTCGGAGGACTGGGAGGTTTGCTCGTCGCAAGGGTCGTTCTTTTCAGACGAGAGTGAAGAGAGTGGTGATGAAGCAAGCGGAGACGAAGAATATCACGATAGGCACCGAAAATACGCAGCTGTATCACGACGTCGGTAATTTTGCTGGGCCTTCTACTACACAGGGTGCTTGCTTGTTTGATCCGTGGTCGTTCGTGAGCAAGGGCACACTTCGGAAGGAACGGATCGGGAATAAGGTCACGCCTAGGGGGTTATCTATCAAGTTCTGGTTGGCGAACAAATTGGATAGGCCTAATATATTGTATCGCATTCTGGTAGTAATCCTGCCGCGCACGTGTGGCAATACTGTTCCTGCTTATAACACGATCGATCTGTTCAAATCCGTGGATGTGGGCACGAATAATACTACTATCATCTCGCAAGTCAATGGCGAATATGTCCTGAAGGTTCTCTACGACAAGGTTATCCGCAATGAGGCAGGCGTGTCTGGTGTGCTCG